GACCTCGCCCCAGCGTCCGAGCCGACCCCAGACGCTCCCTCGGGCGAAGGGACCCCAACACCGTCGCCCGAGGGAGGCCACACCCCACCCGAAGCGGACCCACCCGTCGCACCACCCCCACCGACGCCACCGCGCCGCGAGAAGGCCGAGGAGGAACCCGGCCCCCGGATGGCGACCCGCCCCCAGATCCGGATGATGCACGGCCAGATGAACCGGCTCGGACTCGCCGACGACCGCGACGAACGGCTCGCCCTCATCTCCGGGCTGGTCCACCGTCCGCTGACCACCAGCAACGACCTCACCCACGACGAAGCGCAGACGGTCATCGTCGCCGCCTCCGGTGCCCGGACCGCCGATGAGCTGCGGGCGCTCCTAGCTGCCTCCGAGCAAGCCGAAGCCGAAGCCAGGGCAGCTGCCGACCAGGTAGACGACCCGCTGCCCGACCCCGAGGTCGACCCCGACGCCGCCGACGAGTCATGACCAGCGCGCTCGCCTTCCACGCTGACGGCGAGGTACGCCACCTCGACCTCGACCTCGAACGCGCCGACCTGCTGCACAGCGTCCTCGGCACCGGCCAAACCGACGTCTTCCGGCTCCCCGAACTCGGCTGCGCGATCCTCTACGACGAGCTGTCCCTCGTGGCGAACACCCGGCTCAACCTCCCCGTCTCGCTGCTCCTCTACGGATCCCGACGCCGCCCCCTGCACCCGCTCCACGGACCCGTCCTCATCGTCGGACTCACAGGCGACGACCTGCTCACCGACGTCCCCGACGACCTGCTCCACCTCTTCGACACCACCACCCCAACCCCACAGGAGACACCATGAGCGCATTCGTGAAGCTCGGGTCCGCCATGCCAGGCGACCCCGAAACCAACGGCGTCGACGCCCTCGCCGCCACCCTCATCGACAACCCCGACGTCATCCGGTACGCCGTGATCTGGTTCGACGTCTCCAAGATCACCGACCTCGTAGACAGCCACGAGCTGATCCCCACCATCCGAGTACGCCGCATCGAACCGCTCGGCACCGCCGACCAGGTCGACCCCGCCATCGCCAACGCGGTCGCCGCAGCTGTGGAGAAGCGCACCGGCAGGAAGGCGATCCCGTTCGCGCTGGTCGAGGTCGAGGGCTACGACCCCGACCAGCTGTCGCTGGTCCCCGAGACGACGTGACCATGCGGCTCATCGGACAAGCCGACCGCGTCCGGATCAGCGTTGAGGAGACCGACTGTGGGCCGATGTTGATGGTCCGCATCCGCACCTCCGAGGGGACGTTCGTGCTCGCCACCCCCGAGGCGATGGACGCGCTGCAGCTGGCCGCGCGGCTCCTGCAGGCAGCGCACACGCTCGACCCGGCGCTGGTCGACAGCTTCGCCGAGGAGGACGCATGACCCGCGAGACCCGCCGCGTTGTGATCCGCGACAAGTCCCTCACCATCGACGGCGTCGAACTCGCCAACCACGCGCTCTCCGCCGACCTGCACTTCGAACGCGACCGCGCCTCCATCACCGTCGAACTCGACTTCCACGTCACAGACGTCGACGTAGACGTCAACGCGCTGGAGGTCGGGTTCACCCAAGCGGAAGCGCCGCCCTGGTGATCACTGAAGAACGCGCGCGGGAGCTTGTCGCCGAGATCTCGGTCTCGGTCGATGGCATCCGCGACCGGCTGGTCGAGCTGTACGACGGGCGCGGTTGGCTGGCGCTCGGCTATGGCACCTGGGCTGACATGTGCGAAACGGAGTTCGGGTCCGTCGCGGTGGGTCGTCTGCTGCCACGCGAGCAACGCCGCGAACTCGTCGGCGAACTCACCGAAGCAGGCATGTCGACTAGAGCCATCGGTACCGCGCTAGGTGTCCCCGATCGAACCGCACGCCGCGATGCCGCACGTGGGACAAGTGGCCCACCTGCCTCGAACGTGGTTGGGCTGGATGGGAAGACCTACCGACCACCCTCCCCCGAAGCGGAGAGGCGTGCCGCCGAGCGCCGCGCAGCTGAAGAGATCGAACGCGGCATCCGCGACACCAACGTCCACGTCGCCGAAGCCGTCCACCTCCTCGCCTGGCAAACCCCCGACACCTTCCTCCGCGACTTCTACCCGCGCCACCAGGACACGGTCGCCACCGGCATGCAGCTCACCCGCGAACGCTGCCTCGCCGCGCGCACCTTCCTCAACCGCGTCCTCGAACGAGAGGACCTGCCATGACCGAAGACGAACTCCGCGCGCGGATCCTCGAACTCCTCGACGCCGAGACCGCCCGACACCCAGACGGCGCGAAGACCCGCGATGTTCAAGACGCGATCCTCGACGCCGTGGTCGACCTGCTCAACGACTTCGAACGCGACACCCGTGCCGAAGCAGCCGAGCTGATCCGCAGCGTTGCCACCGACACCCGCCGCGTCCGGCGACAGGTCCTCCGCACATCCGTCGACTACTACCTCGACGCCTTCACCGAAGACGGCGCCTACATCGACCCGGTCCTCGACCTGGCTTTCCCGGTCGGCACCACGGACGGCGAGGTCAAGACTCTCCGCTATTGGACCGAGGAGGACTTCCACACCTCCGTCCGTATGACCTACCGCAAGGCAGCCGAGGCAGCCGAGGCGGCGCGCCTCTGGGACAAAACCGCTGAACGCGCAGTGGCATACATGCGCTCGCACAACCGGGCGACCTTCGGTGGCGAGCAGGACTCATGATCACCCGCGAACACGTCATCACCATCGGCGGCACCCCCGTCCCCAAAGGGTCCCTCAAGTGCGTCGGCACCCGAGGCGGGCGCCGCCACCAGCTGATCGAAGACAACCCCGCCACTGACGAATGGCGCCGCACCGTCGCCCTCGCCGTACGCCACGCGACCTGGCCCAACCAGGCCGACAAGCACCAGCCCATCGGCGTCGAGATCACCTCCACGCTGCCCCGTCCGGCCCGACACTTCGGCACCGGGAAGAACACCCACACCCCACGCCCAACGGCGCCACAGCACCCCGCAACGGGCGGCACAGGCGACGTCGACAAGCTCGCCCGCCTCATCCTCGACGCCCTCCAGGACGCCGACGTGCTCCACGACGACGCGCAAGTGATCGAGGTGGTCTCACGCAAGGCATACCCCGAGACGCCCGTCCCCGACGCGCTCGACCACCTCGGCGTCCGCATCCGCCTCTACCCCATCGAAGGCGAATGGACATGACCGAGCTGCGGGCCGTCGCCTACGGCGGAGGCATCCAGTCGACGTCGCTGCTGGTGCTCGCCGCACAGCAACGCATCGACTACCCGCTCTTCCTGATGGCCAACGTCGGCGACGACAGCGAACACCCCGACACGCTCACCTACGTCCGCGACGTCGCCGCACCCTACGCCGCCGACCACGACATCGAGCTGCAGCTCCTCGACCGGCGCCGCCGCGACGGCAGCGTCGAAACCCTCTACGGACGCCTGATGCGCGACGGCTCCCGATTCCTCGGCATCCCGGTCCGCATGGGCGCGGACGGCGCACCGGGCCGACGATCCTGCACCAGCGACTTCAAGATCAGCGTCATCGCCAAGGAGCTGAAACGGCGCGGCGCCAACACCGAACACCCCGCAACACTCGCGATGGGCATCAGCCTGGACGAGATCCACCGCGCCGCCAACCGACGCACCAACCCCCACGAACGCGTCGTCTACCCACTCATCAGCATCGGCGACGACACCGGACTCAAGATGCGCCGCGACGACTGCGCCCGTGTCATCCGAGAAGCCGGTCTCCCGGTGCCACCCAAGAGCGCCTGTTGGTTCTGCCCCTTCCACACCCGAGCCGCATGGGCCGACCTCGCACGGCAGAACCCTGAGCTGTTCGAAGCCTCCGCCGAGATCGAAGACACCCTCAATGCCCGCCGCGCCGAACAAGGCAAGACCCCGGTGTGGCTCTCCAGCGCGCTGATCCCGCTGCGCGACGCCATCGACACCGACCAGCCGGTGCTCCCGCTCGATGACGGCGACGGCAGCTGCGACTCGGGATGGTGCTTCACGTGACCGAGCCGTACTACGAGGACGACTACGTCACCCTCTACCTCGGGGATTGCCTACAGATCCTCGACTGGCTCCACGCCGACGTGCTCATCACCGACCCGCCGTACGGACTCAACAGCCAACTCTCCAACCAGACCCCATCCCGCAAACGCCGCCACGAGAAGGCACGCGCCGCCGTCGTCCACGACAAACCCACCTGGGACAGCAACCTCGACGTGCGCGACCAAGCGATGAACCTCTGGGGCACGACCCGCCCGTACGCCGTCTTCGGCTCCCCCGCCCGACTCGACGGCGCCCTCCCCTACCGCGAGTTCCCACTCGTCTGGGACAAGCTCAACGTCGGCATGGGCAACACCGACTTCCCCTGGGGACGGTCCTACGAGCTCATCTACGTCAACGGACCCGGCTGGCACACCGACGGCGACAAACGCAGCTCCAGCATCCTCCGCGTCCAGCACGTCACCCACCACGCACGCGACGAAGGACACCCCACCCCCAAACCGCTGCCGCTCATGGGCACCCTCGTCCGCAAGGCACCACCCGGCACCATCGCCGACCCATTCACCGGATCCGGCGCCACCCTCGCCGCCGCCAAGCACGCCGGACGCCAAGCCATCGGCGTCGAGCTGGAGGAGCAGTACGCCGAACGCGCCGCCCGCCGCCTACAGCAGGAGGTGCTGTTCGCATGACACTGCCCTGGGTCCGCATCGACACCGACATCCCCAGCCACGACAAGATCCTCGCCCTCCTCAACGACCGCAGCCCACGCCGCTGGCAAGCCTTCGCCGCCTACATCTGCGCCATCTGCTGGTCCGCCGACCACGACACCGACGGACGCATCCCCACCACCGCACTCCCCTTCATCCACGCCACCACCGGCACCGCACAGCTACTCGTCAAGTACGACCTCTGGCACCAAGAACCACCCGGCTGGCGCATCCACAACTTCGCCCTACGCCAACAAACCAGCCGCGTCACCGAAGGCAAACGCCGCGAAGCACAACGCGCCGCCTGCATCCGCTGGCACGGACCCGACTGCTGGGGACCCAACGGATGCAGCCGCGATGCCTGACCTCTTCCACTACACCTGCCACCACGGCCACGCCGCCATCGGCGACACCGGGCTACTACTCCCCGCCATCCGGCTCGTCCGCGACGGCAAGCGCATGCCCTGGACCGGCCACGTCATCTGGCTCACCGACCTACGCATCCCCATCCGAGACGCCCTCGGCTGGACCAGCAACCTCATCCACTGCGACCGCACCACCCACCGATACCAAGTCACCGACGACAGCGACGCCTACCCCTGGACCATGTTCGCCCGACGCCTCCCCCGCACCATGCGCGACGCCGTCGAGCAGACACCCGGCGCCCGCCCCGCCCACTGGTGGATCGCCACCCAACCCATCCCCGTCCGTTACGCACCCACCGACCGCAACTGGTCCCCACCCATGACCCACCCGACCCCATGCCAACCGCATCGCATCACGCATGCACGACACGCATCGCATCCCGCATCCGCAACGCACACCGAACCGCATGCGCAACCGCAATGCCAACCGCAATGGACGAACGAACGGACGAACGTACTAACGGAGAAACCCAAGACGTGATCATCTCGCTAACTGGCCGAACGTGCGACGCGCGCGAAGCAACCACGATCCCCACTCGCACTGGCCAACCACCCCACCCCCGACGCACACTCAACCCAGGGCCGGACACCCAGCACCACCCGAGGAGCACACCCCCCACCGTGTCCACCCACCGCACCACCACCCACGCCTGGACCCAACGCCGCAAACGCTGGCAAGCCCGCCTCCCCCAACCCTGCTACCGCTGCGGACAACCCATCCAACCCTGGGACAACTGGGACCTCGACCACACCACACCCCTCGCACTCGGCGGCACCGACAACGACACCCGACCAAGCCACGCCGCCTGCAACCAACACGCAGGACGCAAACTCGGCGCCCAACTCATGCAACTCGGACGCGACCAAGCCCGCCGTTTTCTGGCAGCCGACTCCGAGCGCGATGACCTCCCCAGCGAAGATGTACCCCCCCTAGGTACCCTCTCGCGCGGTCTCGGGGTGAACCCGCTGGACACGGTCGAGGAGGAGCCGTCGTGTGCTGGGCCAGCGGATTCGGTGTGGGATGCGTGTCCGTGGTTGGCGGAGCTGCGGGTGGTGCCTGAGTCGGGTGCGTGGCCGCGCCTGATGTCGGGTCCGCATCCGGAGGCGGTGGGTTCGTATGGCGCGGAGGCGATCGGGTGGTTGCGGTCGGAGGCTGGGATTCGGCTGCGGTGGTGGCAGCAACTGGTGATGGTGCGGACTCTGGAGCACGACGTCGATGGGCGGCTGGTGTGGCTGGAGGTGGACGTGTCGACGCCGCGTCAGGTGGGGAAGTCGTGGGCGATGCGGGGGATGGCGACGTGGCGTCTGCATCAGGCGGGCCGGTTCGGTGAGGAGCAGCTGGTGCTGCACACCGGGAAGGACCTGCCGGTGTGCAAGCAGATTCAGCGTCCGGCGCGTGCGTGGGCGCGTGCGCGTGGCGGGTATCGGGTTCGGGAGCAGAACGGCAGCGAGGAGATCGAGTTCGGGGAGTCGCGGTGGATTGTGCGTGGGCGGGGCAGCGTGTACGGGTATCCGGCTTCGCTTGGGTTGATCGATGAGGCGTGGGGGGTGGCGCCGGATGTGGTCGAGGACGGGGTGGAGCCGACGATGGGGGATCGGGTTGATCCGCAGCTGTGGCTGGTATCGACGGCGCACCGGAAGGCGACTGGCTTGTTCCCGTTGCGTCGTGCCACGGCGATCGACCGGCTGGCCGATCCGGGGTCGACGTTGCTCATGGAGTGGTCGGCGCCGCGTGCGACCGGGTTGGAGGATCGGGAGGCGTGGCGTGCCGCGTCGCCGCATTGGACGAGGCAGCGTGAGCGGCTGCTGGATGCGAAGTTGGCGCGGGTGCAGACGGGGGTCTCGGAGGACCCGGATGAGGACGACCCGATCGAGTCCTTCCGCAGCCAGTACCTGAACATCTGGCCGCGCCGACAGCTGGTCACCTCGGCGCGCGAGGAGCCGCTGGTGGAGCCAGCGGAGTGGACGGCGGCAGCGGATCTCGCCGCGCAGCTGCCGACCGGGCCGGTGCAGGTTGGGGTGGAGGACTGGTTTGGGCGCGGCGCCGCAGCGTGCGCTGCTGGGCTGCTCCCGGACGGGCGGGTGCTGGTGTGGGGTGACGAGTTCACCGATCGGGAGTCCGCGCTGGCGTGGGCTGCGTGGACGATCGGCGATCGCCCCGAGTCGGGTGTGTACGCGGGCACGTCGCTGCCTTCTGCCTCGGTAGCAGAGGCGTGCCCGAACATCACGATCGGCAAGGCGACCAACGCGGACCTTCGGATCGCGTTGCCGTTGACTCGGGTGCTGGTCCGGCAGGGGCGCCTGGCCCACGGAGGGGTGGAAGCGCTCGACACCCAGGTCCGCTCCTGCCGGGTCTCCCCACGCGAAGGTGGGCTGGTGCTGCCGCACACCACGGTCCGGCAGGACCTGGTGCGGGCGATGGCGTGGGCTGTGCAAGCGGTGATCGCGGGCGGACCTCCGGTGCCGCTGCCGCGCCCGCAGGTCTTCTAGGCGAAGGGGCGAGTCGTGACGATCGAGCAGCGCGACACGGTGCGGGCGGGCCGGCTGCTGTACGCGACGGACGGGCGCGACATCCTGCAGAACACCCCGGACGGGTGGGAGGTCGAGCAGCCGTGGCTGTGGTGGGACGGACCCGCTGGTGGGGACGGTACGGGCGGACCGTTCGGCAACCCACCGCCTGGCGCGGACGTGCCCGGTATGGGCGGGCGCGGGGCGCTCCCGGCGATGGCGCGCTGCCGGTCGCTGATCTGTGACGCGCTCGCCGGAGTCCCCTGGGAGGTCCACCGAGATCGGGACAAGCTGACCACACCGGACTGGATCCTCGACCCGCAAGGGCTGCGCGAGGACCTCCGCGTCGGACCCACCGTCGAGGACGTGCGCCTCTCAGCGGTCGAGTTCTGGTCCGCGTTCCTGGTCTCCGCCGTCGAGCTGGGCGAGGGGATCGTCTACTGCCCGAACCTGAACGCGGACGGCAGCCCAGCGCCGCCGCTGTTCCAGCTCAACCCGCGCGATGTGCGCGTCGAGCACGGCTCGTATTGGGTGCAGCAGGAACGCATCCCACCGGAGAACATCCTGGTCGTCCGCAACCGGGTCTGGCCAGGCAAGAAGCGCGGAGTCGGCGTGTGGACACAGTTTGCCGCCGACATCGGGTTCGGGACAGCGGTGCGCGGCTACGCCTCGAACATGCTCGGGCGTGGCATCCCAGCCGGGTACCTGAAGGTCAATGCCCCCGACCTGGAGCAGGACGAGGCGGATCGGCTCAAGGAGCGCTGGATGGCCGCGCACGGCGGCACCACCCGCCGCATCGCGGTACTGAACGCGACCACGGAGTTCCATCCGCTGCAGCTGGACCCGCAGGCGCTGCAGCTGGTGGAGCTGCTGCGTCTCTCCGCGTGGGAGATCGCGCTCATCTACGGGATCCCGCCCTACAAGCTCGCGATCTCGATGGGCTACAGCAACACCTACGCCAACATCGAGTCCGCCAGCATCGACTACGTCCAAGACGCGCTGCTGCCCTGGTCGCGACGGCTCGAGTCCGCCTTCGACGCCGTGTTCCCACGCGGCACCACCCTCAAGCTGAACCTCGACGGGCTGCGCCGCGCCGACACCAAGACCCGATACGACGCCTATGCGATCGCCCTCAGCAACGGATTCATGACCACCGACGAGGTCCGCACCCTAGAGGACCTGCCGCCGATGAACGAAGTCGAAGCGCGCCGCGCGCTCGACTACGCCGCGACCCTGCGCGCCCGAAAGGAAGTCTCATGACCGACTCAACAGTCCTCCCGCTGGAGCTGCGTCGCGCAGGTGACCACACGCTCGAAGGTCTCTGCGTCCCCTACGACCGCACCACCATGAAGGCCGGATACCCGCACGGGGAGCGGTTCCTGCCTGGTGCGTTCGCCGACGTCACCACCCGGTCCGGGCAGACCCGGATCCGGCTCACCGACTCCCACATCGAGGGGGATGCGCGAAGGCCGGTCGGGATCGCCACCGAGCTGCGCGACACCAGCAGCGGGCTGTTCGGGACCTTCCGGTTCTACAACACCCCCGAGGGGCGCGGGGCGTGGGAGAACGTCACTGAGGGGACCTACGGCGGACTCTCGGTCGGGTTCGTGCCCGTCACCGAGCGCCGCGCCGCCGATGGGGCACGCGAGATCGTCAAGGCGCGGCTGTTCCACGTCTCGCTGGTGGACGAACCGGCCTACGACGAAGCGAAGGTCCTCGCCGTGCGACACGCGCTCCCCGATGTCTCGGAGCTGCTCGCCGTCGACTATCGGATCGAGGACATGCCCGAGGAGGTCGACCTCTCCCGCCTGGTGTGGGGACGGTAGACGAACCGACTGGCCCAGCCGTACCTTGTCGACCAGAGCGGTTCTGAGATCCCGGTAGGGGATCTCCCGCACAACCGAACAGCAGCACCCGAGGTCCCGGTAGGGGACCCGAAGTCGTCCCGGTAGGGGACGCGATCACCTAGCAATCGCGACCGTGCCCGAGGAGACGCACGATGAACCCCTACCTGCGGAACAAGATCGAGGAACGCGCCTCACAGTCCGCCGTCCTGAAGACCCTGCAGACCCGCGCCGCCGACGAGAAGCGCGATCTCACCGAGTCCGAGCGGAAGACGTTTGACGAGATCGTTGAGCGCCTCAAGGAGCTCGACGCCGAGGTCGAGCGGATCAAGAACTTCGATGAGGGCGCCGCGAAGTTCGCCGAGCTGATCGGCGCGCAGAAGGAGGCCGAGGAGGAAGCCGACCGCGCCCACGAGGCCGCCAAGGAGGGCACGAAGGAGCGAGAGCCAGCCGAGGCGCGTGGCCGCGTCGACTTCGGCAAGCGGTTTGTCGAGTCGACCGCGTTCCGCAACTACCACGGCGCCGGATCCTCCGAGCGGGTGCCGCTGCCGGGTCCCGCATCACGGGAGTTCCGCGCCGCGATCATGACCTCCGACTTCGACCCGCCGCCCACCATGACCTGGGCGGGACCGTCCGGCTACGTCACCCGCACCCCGCTGCTCGACACGCTGGGCCGGGTCCAGACCAACGCCAGCGCCGTCCTCTACCTGACCTGGGGCACCACCGACCCGCAGGCAGCGGTCGTCGCCGAAGGCGAGCTCAAGCCCGAGGCGCCGATCACGCCGACCGAGAACTCGGTACCGCTGTCGACCTATGCGCACTACAAGGCGATCACCCGGCAGGCGCTGGAGGACGTGCCGCAGATCCAGTCGATCGTGCAGAACAAGCTGCTCGGCGGAGTCCGCGATGCGCTGGAGACCGCAGCTGCGACCGTGATCCAGGGCGGCAGCTTCCAGACCGCGACCGGAGACGACCTGCTCTCCGGCATCCGCGTCGGCATCGCCACCGTCGAGGAAGACGGGTACTCGCCGAACGCGATCCTGGTCAACCCCGCCGACGCCGCCGACCTGGACCTGGCCGCGATGGGCGCCTCCTTCTCTGGGCCGGTCCGCAACGGCAACGCCTGGGGTCTCCCAATCGTCGCCGCTGGCGCGATCCCGGCAGGCACCGCCTACGTCGGCGACTTCTCCCAGGGCGTGACCTGGTTCGACCGTGGCGTGACCGACGTGTTCATGTCCGACTCCCACGCCGACTTCTTCCTGCGCAACCAGCTCGTGATCCTGGCCGAGGCGCGTGCCGCGTTCGCGGTCACCGAAGGCGCAGCGATCGCAGAGGTCACCGTCGACGGCGGACTCACCACGACCGCATCCAAGACGAGCACGAGCAAGTCCTCGTCGTGACCGGACCCCCGACGCTGGAGCAGGTCCGCGCCTGGATCAAGGTCCCAGCCAGCCAACTCAGCGACGAGGATCTCCAGCAGATCCTCGACGCCGAGCTGGCGATCCAGGCGCGGCTCCTGCGCGTGACCGCAGGCTCCGCGTTCGGGGCAAGCTTCAGCGACGCCTTCGGGGACGACGACTACCCAGCCGCGCTGTCCCGCGCCTGCCTGCGCCGCTGCCAACGCGAAGTGGCCGCGCGCAACGTCCCGCTCGGGCTGGTCGGAAGCGAGGCAGCCGAGTACGGGCAGGTCCGGCTGCCCGCCTGGGATGCCGAGATCGCGCGGCTCGAAGCCTCCTATCGGATCCCGGTGATCGCATGACCCTGGACGATCTGCTCGCACTCCTGCCCGACAACACCAGTGGCGAGATCAGCGCCGCCGACCTGCGCACCATCGTCACCGAACTCTGGAACTACACAGCCTCGGTGCAGGCCACCCTCAACGGCGTCGTCGTGAACTCGGTCCCCGCCCTGGAAGCGCGCTCCGCGAAGGCAGGGCAGGTCGCCAGCGACGGCACCCTGGTATACGGGCCGGACGGTTGGACCTCCGAGCGGCTTGAGGCCGGTGTCTACAAGGTCACCCACAATCTGCACGTCACGGAGGACTACTCCGTCACGATCACGCCGCTCGCTCACGCGATCGACGGGTGGGCACCCGGCGTCGACGCCATAGACGAGGACTCGTTCACGTACGGCATCTATTCGACGCAGCACGCTGGACTGCACGACGTCTACACGAACTTCGTCGTAGCGGTGAACCCATGAAGCTCGGCACCGCACCCGCGATCATCGGACCCGCCGCCGACGCGCGCACCGCGATCTGCGATGCGCTCCAAGCCGTCGACCAGCTGACCGTCACCAGGGCGGCACCGGACAACCCGGTCGCGTTCTGCGCCTGGCCCAAGTGGTCGACCTCCGGGTTCGTGGGCGGACGCCTCGCCCACCCCGCGATCCACGAGTACGACGTGATCGTCACCCTGCCCGCTGGCTACGAACCGGAGACCGTCGAGGCGGGCGACTCACTGCTCGACCAGGTCGTCACCGCCCTCTGGGAGATCGGCGAGGTCACCACCGCGCTGCCGATCCAGGTCGCCTTCGACCAGGCACGCGCGCAGACCATGCCCGCCTTCCAGGTTCACGTCATCCCGGACACCTGCTGACACCACGGAAAGGACAACCCAGATGGCCACCAAGCTAGGGGACGGAACCCTCACGATCGGCGCGATCGGCACCGAGGTCGACGCCTCGTGCCTGATCAATAACGCCGTCATCTCCGCCGACAAGGACCAGGGCGACTCGACCACCAAGCTCTGCGGGACCGTGGTGCCCGGTGCAGTGACCTACACCTACACCCTCACCGGCAACCTCGACACCGACATCGAGACCAACGCTGGGCTGTTTGCGCTCTCCCAAGCCGAACCTGGGACGGAGCTGCCCTTCGAGTTCGTGCCGAACACCGACGTCGGCACGTCCGCGAAGGGGACGCTCATCATCGACCCGCTCGACTTCGGTGGCGACGAGGTCGGCGCCCCGATGACCTCGGACTTCGAGTTCGCGCTCGTCGGTAAGCCCGAGTACACCTACCCCGACGACACCCAGCAGGCGACCTCCTCGACCGAGGAGCGGACCGAGGCGTACGCCTGATGACCTTCCAGGTCGACGTCGTCGGCGCCGACCGACTGGCAGCCACCCTCGCCGCTGCCGCCCACAAGATCGGCGACCTGAGCAAGCCGCTCACCGAGGGCGCCAAGCGGATCTGGCTACGCGCCCGCAGCAACGCGCCACGACGCACCGGACGGCTCGCCGGATCGATCCACGCCCAACAGTCCCGCTCCGAGGCGCTGGTCGGATCCGGGCTGATCTATGCGCCCGTCATCCACAACGGCTGGCCCGCCCACCACATCCGGGCCAACCCGTTCCTCGCCGACGCCTTCGGCCAAGAGCAGCAAGCCGTGGTCGCCGGATTCGCCGACCGGGTCGTCAACGCGATCGGGACCGTCAAAGGAGCTTGACCCCATGAACACCCCTCCGAAGCTCGCCAGCCCACGCGTCCGCGTCACCCGCGACGGACACGAGGACCTGGAGCTGCAGACCACCAACATCGACCTCGTCCTCTGGGACCGCACCCGCTGGAAGCACAAGTGGCCAAGCCTGGAGGAAGCGCCGTTCCTGATGCTCACGTTCGTCGCCTGGGCAGCTGCCCGACGAACCGGCGCCATCCCACCGGATCTGAAGTACGAGGTCTGGGAGTCCACCGTCCTCGCCGTCACCGCCGTCACCGACGAGGAGGAGGACGAGGAGGAGGTCGGCACCCCTACCCAGCCGGGTCCCGCGCCCGACTGATTGTCGAGATCGCGCTCGCGACCCAAACCGCACCACGCGACTGGATCGAGGAAGACGACAAAACCCTGGCAACCGTGATCGACATCCTCCAGCAGCAGGAGAAGGAGGCGCAGCGGCACCGTGGCTGACACCACCGCCACCCTGGTCGTCCGCATCGTCGGAGACGCCCAAAACGCTGCCGCCTCACTGTCGAAGGTCGCCGACTCCGCCCGCTCGGTCGGCTCCCGTCTCGCCTCCGGGATCGGCAAGGGCATCAACGCCGTCGCCACCGCCACCGCCACCGTCGTCGGACTCACCGCAACCGCGACCGCTGGCGTGGTCGCCCAGGGTGTCGCGTACAACGTGCTCAACCAGCAGGCGCGCGCCGCCTTCACGACCGTCCTGGGGTCGGCGAAGGCAGCCGACAAGATGCTCTCCCAGCTGACGAAGTTCGCCTCGACCAGCCCGTTCCCCCGGCAAGCGTTCATCGAGGCAACCCAGCAGATGCTGTCCTTCGGCTTCGCCGCCAAGGACGTCATCCCCACCCTCGACGCGGTGCAGAACGCGGTCGCCGCCACCGGAGGCAGCGCCACCGACATCCTGGAGATTGTCGACGTCCTCTCCAAGGTCCAGTCGACCGGGAAGATCACCGCCGAAACGCTCAACGAGCTGGGCTACCGGGGCATCGACGCCGCGAAGATCATCGGCCAGCAGATGGGCAAGACCGCAGGCCAGATCCGCGACAGCATCAGCAAGGGCACCCTCGGCGCCCAAGCCGCGATCAAGGCGCTCACAGCCGGGATGGCCAAGAACTTCGCGGGCGCCGCCGCAGGACTCAAGAGCACCTGGATCGGTGCGATGGACCGGATCAAGGGCGCCACCCGCGATATCGGATCCGCGCTGGTCGAGCCGTTCATCAGCGTCAAGGGCGGCGGGTACGCCGTCGTCTGGGCCAACCAGATCGCCGACATCCTCCGGCAGCTGCAAGCCACGATCACCCCGATCCTCACCGGCATCCTGGCCAAGCTGACGCCGGTCTTCGACGCCATCACGAAAGCGCTGTCCAAGGTCGACCTGGCGTCGGTCTTCGACCGCGCCAGCAGCGCACTGTCCGGACTCGGCCCGCTGGTCGCCGCCGTCGCCGCAGGGCTGACCGCGATGGGCAGCGCGAACATCGCCGGACTCCTCGGCCCGTTCGGCGCGCTCGTACCGGAGATCAGCCCGGTCGTCGCGATCATCGCCGCCCTGGTCGCCACCATGCCGGAGCTGCGGACCGTCGTGATGCAGATCGTCCCGCCGCTGCTCGCGCTAGCGAAGACCATCGGCGCCACGCTCGGCGCCGCCATCAAGTCCGCGATGCCCGCGATCGCCTCCATCGTGACCGCGCTCGGCGGAGTCCTCGTCAACGCCGTCACCTCGCTCGCGCCCGCCATCGGCGACCTCGTGACCGCGATCGCGCCGCTCATCCCCGAGATCGCCAACATGGCCGCACAGATCGTCGGGTTCCTCGCGCCAGGACTGAACACCGTCGTCGGCGTGATCGGGGACGTCGTCGGCTGGCTGATGAAGTTCTCCGGGCCGGTGAAGGTCATCGTCGCCGCCATCGGCGCCTGGGTCGCGGTGCAGTGGGCGCTCAACGCAGCTATGGCCGCGAACCCAATCGGGCTGATCGTGGCAGGGGTCGCGCTGCTCATCGTCGCCGTCGTCAGCGCCTACAAGAAGGTCGCCTGGTTCCGCGCCGCATGCCAGGCCGTGTTCGGTGCGATAGCCGCCGTGGTGCGCACGACGGGCGCAGTCATCAACGCGATCTGGTCCGGCATCAAGACCGGCGCCTCCGCCGTCCTCAACTGGATCAAGGGCAACTGGCCGATCCTGATCGGCGTCCTGTTCGGACCGTTCGGGATCGCCGCCGCGCTGATCATCAAGAATTGGGCCAAGGTCAAGAAAGCGCTCGCCGCCGCGATGAAGGCGATCCGACGTGTCGCCACCGCGACCGGGCGCGGGCTGCGCGCCGCGTTCGCCGCCGCCTGGAACGCGATCAAAGCCGCAGCCCGCGCCACCACCCGAGCGATCGTCGCCGCCTTCCGCGCCGCCTGGAGCGTGCTCCGAGGCGCGGTACGCGCCTACGGCGCCACGGTGCGCGCGGTTTTCAACGCGCTGCGGTCCGCCGCGTCCAGCACGGTCGGCAGGATCAAGTCGCTGTTCAAGACCGCCTGGTCGGCGATCACCTCCGCAGCTAGGGCGATGAAGTCCACGCTGCTGTCGGTGTGGTCCGCGATCGCGTCGAAGATCTCGACCGTGATCAGCAAGGTCGGCTCGCTGGTCTCGAAGTTCAAGAGCATCAGCGTGCCCGGAACGATCAAGTCCGCGATCGACGCGATCGGCTCCGCGATCGACCGGGTGATCTCCGCCGTCTCCTCGCTCATCAGCAAGCTGCGCAGCATCCCGACCCCGCACATCAACTGGCCTTCCCCGCCGTCCTGGTTCAACAAGCTGCACCTGGGCGCGGTCGCGCCCCCGATCCCGACGACGGCGCGACGTGGCGGGTACGGCGCGCCAGCCGTGCCGATGGGGCGCGGACTCGGCGCCACCGCGCTCGCCGCCCCCGGTGGCGTCCACATCACCGTCAACGGCGCCGTCGACCCGGAGAACACCGCGCGCCAGATCCAACGCATCCTCCAGGGCCACCAGCGCCGCATGGGGGTGACCGTCCGATGATCGGAACCCACCGCGTCCTGGTCGCCGACGCCGACATCTCCTGCTGGGTCGATGAGGTCACCATCCAGCACGGACGCGACGACACCACCACCCAGCCCGAAGCGTCCTCAGCCACCATCGAGCTGTCCTGGGACCTCGACTACGACGACCCGCTGCCCTCCGTGGTCGAAGTCGGCGCCGCCGTCGACGTCTACACCGACCTCGACGGCACCACCTACCCCCGATTCTCCGGAGCCATCACCGACGCCGCCTACGGCTGGGACGACACCGGCACCGACACCCCCGACACACCCACCGCGCAGCTGGTCGCTGTCGGGCCGCTCGCCGACCTCGGCCGCCGCGTCGTCGGCGACACCCCGTTCCCCCAAGAGAACGACGGAACCCGCGTCACCCGGATCCTCGACCTCGCCGCCGCCCCCACCGACCCCTTCCTGCTCGACCCCGGCACCGTGCAGATCCTGCCCCGCGACATCGACTCCCAAGCCGCGCTCGACGTCGCCTCCTCCACCGCCGAATCCGCGCGCGGCATCATCTGGCAGACCCGCGACGGCAGGGTCGGGTACGCCGACGCCGAGCACCGCCGCAACATCCCGGTCAGCCTCGCCCTCGACGCCTGCGACGTGCTGGTCACCCCCACCTGGTCCCGCGACTTGTCCGGGCTGATCAACAAGGTCTCGATCGGCTACGGACCGACCCCCGACGAAGGCGAGCAGCCGCGCTACCTCGCCCAACGCGACGACTCCATCGGGAAGTACGGCACGTACGACTACAGCTTCTCCACCGAGCTGGCCGAACTCGCCGACGCCCTGGCGATGGGGCAGCTGCTGCTCACCCGCAATGTCACCCCCGCCTGGGAGATGCCCACCCTGCCCATCGACGTCGCAGGACTCGACGCCACCCAGACCGCCGCGCTGCTCGGGCTGGAGATGCACCAGCTGGTCAACCTCACCGGGCTACCCGCCGTCGCCGCCGCACCCACCAGCGCGCTGCTGTGGGTCGAAGGATGGACCGAACGGCTCGCCTACGACACCCACGAGATCGAGCTGGCCGTCTCCGGCTACTGCCGCACCGTCCCCGCACCCCGCTGGGACGACGTCGACCCCGCCTACAGCTGGGACACCATCCAGCCCCCCTCGCTGACCTGGGACGGCGCCTCCTGCCTCGGCCCGCTAGTCGACCTCGCCCGCTGGGACGACGTATCCGCCTCGCTGCGCTGGGACCTCGTCCCCGCTGCGGTCACCTGGGACACCTGGAACGACTACGAAGGAGGCAGCTGATGGGAAGCCAGACCGCGAAGGGCTACCCGTACCCGATCGGCACCGACCGCGTCATGGACGGCGACAACGCCATCCAGGCACTCGCCGAAGCCATCGACACCAAGGCTGGGGTCGCGGCTGCCGGGGTCGGGACCGTCACAGTCGGCGGCTCGGGGGGCAGCGGTACCGCCGCGATCACCTTCCCCGCAGGGCTGTTCAGCGCCGTGCCCACGGTCGTCGCAAACAGCCAGGTAGGCGACCCGTCGAAGTACCCAGGCAGCTGCCTGAACGTCACCGCCACCGGATGCCTGCTGGCCGCTGTGCGTCCGAACGCCGGAACCGTGCCGGTCGCGTGGATCGCGATCCAGATCTGAGAGAGGGGACCGCCATGTCGACCGTCACCTGCCACACCGAGGGATGCGAGAACGAAGACATCCCGCTGGAGATGCAACTCACCTGGACCGACCCCGATACCGGCGACACCTACACCGTCGGCTCCGTCAGCTGCGGGCCATGCGGCCAGCCGATCACCGACATTCAACCGCCGCTGGAGGAGACCCAGCCATGACCGAACCCCCGACCGAACCCCTCACCGGGCAAGACCCAGATCCGCCCGACGTACGCCTCGCCGTGCTCGCCACCATCCGGCTGCTCAACGACCTGCACCCGATCCTGCGCCGCGAGGACCACCCTGACGAGCTGCTCCGCCTGGTCGCGCTCCGCTCCGCGCTCACCCGGCTGCGCCGCCACCTCGAACACCAGCACCGGGAGGAGGAGTCGTGACCGCCGCATCCGGCAAGGAAGCCGTCGCCAACGGACGCGCCGTCCACACCTACAGCCAGGGCTACTGCCAGCAATACGTACGGCTCCCCTGCTGGGAAGTCGGGTCCCTCTACGGCTCCGCGATCGAAGCCTGGAACGGCGCCCGCCACAAGCACCCAGGCGACCGGAAGCCCCCGGTCGGCGCCCCCTGCTACTACCGAGGCGGCAGCTACGGGCATGCCGTCATCTCCACCGGAGGAGGCGGCATCCGCTCCACCGACTGCACCACCGCCACCCACGTCAACGACACCGACCTCGGCTGGCCCGAACGCGCCTGGGGATACACCTACCTGGGCTGGACCGAGGACCTCAACGGCGTGGACCTACCCATCACCGAAGGAAGTGACGATCCGTTGGCCAAGTACGACAACGACGAAGAGCTCTCCAGCGCCGTCCTGCACGGCCACGAGTGGGCCAAGTCCGGCGAAGACGACCCGGAGAACCTGCAGCAGCACGTCACCGACCTGCGCCGCCAGGTCGCCCACATCAACGACACCGTCAACAAGATCCTCGAAAAGCTGAAGTAGTAGTCATGGGATCCGGTGGCGACCGGCTGGTCGTGATCGACTGGAACGTCGGCGACCACGGCACCCAAGCTGACCTCAAAGGCATGCTCGACCGCTGCGACGTGCTCTGCCTGCAGGAGATGGGCGACCGCGACGGGTTCTACGACTGCCTCCACGACCACGGTTGGAAGACCTACGACGCCGGAGGCGACAACGGGCGGCACTCGACCCCGATCGCCTGGGACCCGAAGGCGATGGGGCCGGTGAACCAGCACTACTGCAAGCAGCTGTCCCCGAAGACCCACGCCCCCGGCACCGGCCCAGACGACGTCAAAGCCAAGTGGCTGATCGGCTGCGCCTGGGACTACCCCAACTATCAACACCAGGTCCGGGTCGGCTGCCTGCACCTGGTCTCCGACTCCGGGAAGGACAACCAGAAGCGCCACGACCTCGCCCACGACGAGATCGTGAACGCCTCAACGATGTGGCGGAAGGCAGACGGCACGTTCCCGGTCGGGCCGATGGTGATCGCGGGCGACTGGAACACCAGCTGGGACAACGACCTGCTCGACCCGATGCGCAACCAGCACTGGAAGCCCTCCCAGGGCTGCGACGGCTACGTGTGCCACACCCACGGCAACTGGACCCCGGACCAGCAGTGGTGGCGCAACGCCGCCGTCTACAAGCAAGGCCAGATCCGCACCGGGTCCGACCACGACGCCTATTGGGTCTCCTACACGCTGTCGTGAGACTGGTGATCGTCTACGACGACGACGGCGAGCAGCGGCGCCGCTGGTGGCTCGTGGGGATCGCGCTCGGCGTTCCCATCGGGATCGCCATCGGGATCGCCGTCCTGCTGGTACGCAGCAGCTAACGCCGCCGCTCCCGCTTCGCGAGATTCTCCTCACGCAGACACGTCTCGCAGATCCAGCCGCGCTTCCGGCGCATCTTGTTGTTGGGGTACTTCACCCCACACACCCGACACTTGTGGTTGAAGAACAGACCCATCGCCCTGCCACCTCCGCTAGCCACCGTACGCCGCCACCAGCGACGCAGAAACGGGCCGCTCCCGCCCGAACACGCGCCGCGCGGGCACACACCCTACAGGCGGTCGAACGTGGCGCCGTGGCGCCGGTAATAGTCCGCGACCGTGCGCTCGTCCTTGCCTACCGCCCACCGCGCGATCGGCGGCGCATGCACCACCACGCCATCCTCGACCAGCAGCCCGAACGTCGCCCACGGCAACGACACCCAGATCCAGGACCCGTCAGTCGCCACGACGGTCCTCCCCAAACACGTCATCGACCGCGCGCTCCAGTTGGTCCACGTGCTCCTGCCACCGCTCCGCAGCCTGCCGCCACAGCTGCGCGATCTCCCGCCAGTCCTCCATCGCCCGCGTGCTCAACGCCGCCCCCACCGCGCACGCCATCGCCGTGCCCCAGGCGCTCGCCCGCCACCAGTCACCGTCCGCGATCGCGATCGCGAGGCTGGCCGTGGCCAGCACCGCAACCAGCAGCGACGCGCCGACCGCCATCCGCATTGACGTCACGCCGCTCCGTGAATCCGGGCCGCGTGAACCCCCAACCCCTGCGGTGTGGTGAACTCCCGACCGCACGAGCACACGTACGGCGTCTCCTCGCCCAGCGCCTGAGCCAACGTCTGCTCGTGCTGCTGCCGCACATGCGATTGCAGCGACTTGTGGTTGGCCAGCACCTTGTCGCACACCGGGCACTGGTTCTCCCCACGCTGCTGCGCCTCGAACGCCTCAGCGGGCACCGGGCCACGCTTCGCAGACGGGCGCCGCCCCTGATCGGCCAACGCCTCCTGCAACGCCACGATCGGCTTCGCGCAGTCCACACACAGATCCACCTCGTAGGCCACCGCGCGGCTGCCCGGCACCTTCACCTCCACCCGCCACGTCTGCCCACGCACCTGCTCCCCGTTCTCCAGGTGCTGGTCGCAGTAGGTCTCGATCACCTGCGCCATCAGGACGCCTCCTTCGTCTGCTCATGCGGTTCCAGGAAACGGGTGATCGCCTCCAGCCGGAACACATCGCGGGTGATGCCCTTCTGCACCCCCGTCGCCAGATAGCCATCCGGGTAGGCGTACCCGTTGCGCAGCACATGCCCCGAGGAATCCAGCACCTGACGCCGGATCGTGCGGCACATCGAGCAGCGCAGCTGCCGGTCGTAGGCGCGCGCCTTCCGATCCCAGCTCACCGTCAACGGCTTCCAGTTGTGCCCGAGTTCGCGACAGTGAAGCTGCCGCTGACTCAGCGTTGCCGCGAACGTCTCCGGCGACATCACCGCCGCGTCCTTGTCTGCCATCGCGCGTGAATCCCTCCCGCTCTTACCCGGATTGAACGGTTCGCACTCTTGCACATCGCGACGCGTTCGTTGCGCTAATGCAACAGGAACACCGACGTCGTGTCCAGAACCTACGCACCCTTTAAGGGCGGAACTACGCACCCGCCCTTGAGCGATTCCTGGCCGTTGCGCGGATGCACGACCTGCGGTTTTGCGCGGGTAGCATGTCGATCAGTCGCTACCGCTCTCCGGAGGCGGGATAGCGTAGGTTCGAATCCTACCGGGGGCGCAAACCGCCTCTGACCTGCGGAAACGCGGGTTTTGAGGCCGGTGCCCCGGATAGCATCTCAACCTACGCACCCGGATTCCCGGACCTAACGGGTGCGTAGCGGCGGACAAACCACGTTTGACACCCGTCGAGATGCTAGGAGCACCCTCCCCTCATGATGCGCGAACGCAACCACCCCCAGACCGCCGCCAGGTCCGCCACCGCCGCAACCGCGACCGTCCGTCCGCTCAAGGACGCCCGCGCCACCGCAGGCGGCACCGTCGCCAGGATCGGCGCCACCCACCTCCGGCACCGGGCAGGCACCCGCGAGCTGTACGCCGTCCACCTCGCCTCCGCGACCACCCGCGCAGGCGACAGCTACTCCACCCGCACCACCGAGTCCTACCTAGAGGCCGTCGACATGCTGGGCCGGTACCTGACCCGGATCCGGTTCGAGGGCGACTACGCCGACGTCGACGTCGAGACCCTCAACGGCTTCCTCGCCGACTACCGACGCGGCCACACCCAAGGCGGCACCAACACCAAGCTGCGCAGGCTGCGCCCCTTCTTCAACTGGCTCGAGTCCAGCTACGAGACCCCGAACCCGTACCGGACCGGGAAGCTGTCCTACTACGCGCCCTCCGAGCCGCCGCCGTCCACGCTGGGCGCTGGGGTCGCCGAGGACCTGCTGGCCGTCTGCGCGGGCAAGGACTACGAGGACATCCGTGACACCGCGATCCTCCGGCTGCTGATGACCGGGGTACGCCGAGGCGAGCTGGCCAGCCTCTACGTCGAGGACGTCGACTTCGCCAGCCGGGTGATCCAGGTCCGCGCGCTCAAGGACTCCCGGCGCCGCGCCACCACCCTGCGGATCGTGGACGGCGAGGAGCACCGGGCCGGTCGGCTGGTGCCGCTCTCCGATGAGGCGATGCGCGCCCTGCACCGCTGGCTGCGGGTGCGCGCCAAGCACAAGCTGATCGCCAAGTCGCGCGGCACCGCGCCAGGGGTGAACGCCGACAGCGGGCCGCTGTGGTACGCCACCCGAGGACGCGGGAAGATGACCGGGAACGGGATCCTGCGGATGATCAAGCGCCGCGCCGAGCAGGCCGGGTACGACCCGGCGTCGATCAACGTGCACGCCTTCCGGCACACCCGCGCCCACGAGCTGCTCTCGGCTGGGATCGAGGAGGGCGACGTGATGGGTGTGCTCGGCTGGAAGGACCGGACGATGATCGATAGGTACAGCCGGAACCTGAAGAACGCGCGCGCCATCGAGGCTGTGCGCCGCGCTGGACTAGCGTGACCGGCATGGACCACACCGCCGAGAATGACGCGGGGTGCGGGGGGTGCCGTGGCATCGGCGCCCATCGCCGCTATTGCCCGCGTCACCCGGACTATCACCCGTGGCGACAACTAGCGGATCGCGCCGAGGGCATCGGGGACAGCATCGGCGTCCCCGAGTTGGCTAACCGGGCGTGGGCACTTGCTGGTGCGATCCGTGAGGCGATGCCCGACCACCCGTACCGGCGCGTCATTCCGTCCGGTGTCACGGCGATTGAGGACGGCTGTACTTGTGGCGGCATGGCCGCGTGCCAACAGTGTCAGGACCGCGACGCCGCCCGCGTCACACCGCCCGATAAGTCCTAGGGTCGTACCAAGTGCTGATCCGTCCCGGTGGGCGGGGTAGGCGCTTCCCGCCGACGCCGAGGACCTAGTCCTCGGCGTCCGCCTCTTCGTCCTCGCGCAGCAACAGCAGCATCCGGTACCGCGACCCCGGCAGCCGCGCCACCCGCTCACGCGGACCATCCGGCCCAGCGACCACCGCGTCCACCGTCGCGGGATCGACGGTCGGCATCAGCTGCTCCGGCTTCACGTCGTAGAGCAGCATCAACATGTCCCCGAGGCTGTGGTCGGCGACGTCGGCGAGCCGCACCAGGTTCGTCAGCGTTATCCCGCCCGCGATGTCACCGCGCGCCCACCGGCTGATTCGCGACTTGTCGATCCCAGCCTTCCGGGCGATCGCCGAATCGGTGCCGTACTTCGCGCGCAGGCCGAGGACCAGCTGCATCAGCAGCTGACGTCGCACCTCGTCGCTGACCACCCCACCAGGCTGAGGCGCATGCGCAAAAGCAACCACTCTGCGCGGATCGGCGGCGGATGATCCCAGATCGGTTGCACGCATGCAACGACAGTAGTCGGCGTGTCTGGCAGGCTTTCTCCTACCGCCCGAGGCGCGCACGACGACGACTTCCCCCTCGGCTCGGACCCACGGACGGTACGCCAGAACCGAACGCCGACCGTCTCGGGGAGGGGACGCCAATGACGGCTATCTGGGTCATCGATGAACGCAAGCTCCGCTGGTGGGGCAAGGAGCACGACTGGTACAACCTCAACGAGATCGCCCTCGGTCTCGGGGTCGCACCCTCCACGCTCTCGCGGGTGATCAACGGCAAGACCAGCCCAGGCCACGAGCTGCTCGCTGCGATGCGGTACGTGCTCGGCGAGGAAGCGTTCGCCGACATCACCAGGGTTGTCGAGGCCGCGTCGTGACCGCGATGACGCCGGAGGAGCGCCGCGAGCGCGCCCGGATCGCCGCGAACATGCGCTGGTCACAGCCTGGGGCACGCGCCGAGCAGTCCGCCACCATCCGCGACGCCGTACGTCGTCGGCTGGAGGCGCAGGTCGACCCGGACGGGGTGATGGATCCCGCCGAGCGTGCCGCAGCTGTGGAGAACGCCGCGAAGGCGCTCGGCGCTCGGCTCCGGGCCGCGCGTGCCCGGCGTGCCAGGGCGCGTCGCCGCGCCAGCTGACCTTCCCCTCCCCGCCACCCCCCTCACCCCTGCTGGAAGGGAATCCCGCGATGCCCGTACCCCGCACACCGACACCCGAGGACCGGCTGCTGGTCGCCCTCGCGCCCGGCCCGGAGAACCGTGACCGGGTCAAGACGATGATCGTCCGGCTCGCCGCCGACCTCGCCGACGTCGACCTGCTCGACCAGGTCGCCACCGCCGCCGAAGGGCAGCGCACCGTCACCACCACCCAGCTCGCCGAGCGTGCTGGGGTCACCTACCGACAGGTCGACTACTGGACCCGGCACGGCTACCTCACGCCGCTGCCTGGCCACACCGGCCAGGGGTACCCACGCGCCTACCCCGTCGACCAGATCGTGAAGGCGCGGATCATGGGGTCGCTGGCCAAGCTGTTCGCCTACAACCACGACGGCGCCGCGCGCATCGCCGAGGAGATCATGACCAGCGGGTCGGCGCAGGTCGGTGGGTACACGCTGCGTCGAGGAGCGTTCCGATGAACCGGCTGGTGCGCCGCAACTACGGGCGCGGGCACGGCTACCAGCTCGACGGCGAGAAGGTCGACGGGGTCACCTCCATCCTCGACGCGCTCCCCAAGCAGCTCAAGCAATGGGCAGCCGACTCCGCCGCCAACTACGCCGTCGAGCATTGGGCCGAACTCTCCGAGGAACCGCTCACCAAGCGGCTGGACCGGATCCGGTTCGCCCACCGCGACCAGCTCTCCGCCGCCGCGCTGCGCGGCACCCGCATCCACGGCTACGGCGAACAGCTCGTCCACGGCGACCCCGTCGAGATCCCCGAGGAGTACCAAGGACCCGCCGAGGCATACGCCCGGTTCCTCGACGCCTGGGACATCCAGCCGGTCGCCGTCGAGACCCCGCTCGCGTCGCTGAAGCACAGCTACGGCGGCACCGCCGACCTGTGGGCCACCATCGGCGCCCGCGACGGGATCCGGGCACTCATCGACCTGAAGACCGGGAAGACCGTCTACGAGGCCACCGCGCTGCAGGCAGCCGCCTACAGGCACGCCGACATCTGGCAGCCCAACGGACCCGACAGCGAGCAGCCGCTCCCCGACGTGCAAGCCGTCTACGTCGCACACATCCTCCCCGACGACGTACGGATGCTTCCGGTCAAGGCCGGACCGGAGGAGTTCCGCCAATTCCTGTACCTGCAGCAGACCCACCGCTGGCTGGCCGTCCACGGCTTCAAGGGCTGGGACCCGGTGATCGGGGAAGCCGCGCTGCCCAGCCAGCTCACCGACCTGGAGAAGGAGCTTGTCGCATGAGCATCGCGCAGATCAGCCGCGACGACCTGGCGCCCGCCGTGTTCGCGCCACGCGCCGCCCAAGACACCGACTCCTGGATCGGCGTGCTCGGCGAGGTCGTCCAACTCGCCCAGCACATCGCCGGAACCGACTTTGTGCCCAAGGGCATCCGCAACAGCATCCCCGCTACAGCTGCCGCCATGCTCTACGGACGCGAGGTCGGGCTGCCGCCGATGACCGCGCTCACCCAGATCCACGTCATCGAAGGACGCCCCGGCATGTACGCCGAGGGGATGCGCGCACTCGTGGTCGCCGCAGGGCACGAGCTGGTCTTCGATGAGACCACCGGGGCGATCTGCCGGATGCGTGCCCGCCGCTCCGGCTCCAGCGAGTGGACGCCGCTGACCTGGACCCTCGACATGGCGCGCGCCGCTGGGCTGCTCGGCAAGGACAACTGGAAGAAGTACCCGCGCGACATGCTGATCGCCCGCTGCTCGACCGCACTGTGCCGCATGGTCTTCCCCGACGTGATCCACGGCTTCCGCTCCGTCGAAGAACTCGAAGACCTCCAGACCGAGGGCGGCACCGCACCCTCCCAAGCAGCCACCAGCACCACCACCGTCCAGCGGCGCCGCAGCGGGCGCAAGCAGGGCGCCGCCACCGAAGTCCCCCCGGTGGTGGCGCCCGCGCTGGAACCCACCCCACCGCCGCCGCTGCCCGGTGAGGAGGCCACGCACGCGGACGCGCCGCCGCCCTCTGTCCGGCCAGGCGACGCCTCCGCTGTCGGCGCGGGCGCGGCCGCCGCTGGCCGGGCCCCCGCGG